TGAGGCTGGTCAAAGCTATGACCTAAGCAACGCAGACGGTGAGCTGCTGATTCGCATCGGGAAAGCCGTCGAAGCCTCTGAGGAGGCTCCAAAGCCAAAAACAAAGAAACCAAGGAGCGCAACCAATGACAAGTCGTAACGTCCCCGATCGTGCGGCGATTTTGGACCTTGTTCCAAATGATGTTTCAACAGCAACCGCGAATTTGACAGGAGTTGATCTGCTCCCTTACGAGGGAAAAATGCTTTGCACTTTGGACGCAGAAGCCGGCGGGAGTGGCATCACTTACGCGGTAAAGCTTCAAGACTCAGCTGATAACAGCTCTTTTGACGATTTATCAGGAGTAAATTTCAGCACAACTGGAGCAAATGCGGCGTCGGTTCAAAAGCTTGCGGTAAACATTGACGCCGCCAGACGTTACGTCCGGGCTGTCATTACTGTTGCGGGTGGCACTGGCGCAGGCGCCGTAAGTGTCAAAGGTGTTGCTTTTCCTAAGTACGGCTGATGGCATTAGCTGATTTTCTGACAGATGATCTTGGAGTTTTCCTTGATGATCCTTTTGGCGTGTCTGCAACGTCAGGCGCTACAACTGCCAAAGTTTTGTTGGATCAGCCCAGTCAAGTCTTGGCTGGTGACATGGTGTTGCAAACCGACTACCAAATCACCGCCAAGGCTTCTGACTTTGGAACTCTTACGGGGGGCACCAGTATCACCGTTGATTCTGTTGCCTATACCGTTCGCGAAACCCGTTTAATTGATGACGGGTTGCTTTGTGAAATCTCGCTGCAGAAGACATGACAACACTGCGCGAAAGCATTCTTGAAGACATCATGAGCAGCCTAAGCGGCACCACGAATGTGGGCGCTCGAATTTATCGCAGCCGTGTTGTTCCATTGCAGCGTGGCGAAAGCCCTGCATTAGTCGTTGAGCCAATAAGCGACACACCAGAACAAAACACAAGCTTGCCGACCTTGGATTGGTCGCTTCTTGTGCGTGTGTCTGTAATTGTGCGAGGCGACAAACCTGATGAAGTCGCAGACCCGATAGTTGAAAGCCTGCACAGCAAAATCATGGCTGATTTAACTCTTGGCGGGTATGCCATTGATGTTCAACCGCAAGGCGTAAGTTTTGAAATGGTTGACGCAGACCAGCCAGCAGGCGTAATAGGTTGCGATTATCTAGTTCGTTACCGAACTCGATTAGCTGATCTGACGCAAGGCCCTTAAGATAGAAGATGAAAACTTGGGTCAATGAGGTGCATACCTTGTTGATCCAAAAACCGGCAAACGAAAGCTCATTGAGCGGACTCAGCCGGCTCAACCTACTAGCCCCAATTTTGAGGTTGTAACCGATGACACTGAGGACGAGTCAACGCCTATTGCTGGCGAAGATTGAAAGCAGCTACGGGTCCGACCCAACGGCTGCAGGTACTGATGCGGTTTTAGTCCGCAACATGGAAATTACTCCGCTTCAAGCTGATGCTGTTGAGCGTGAGTTAATTCGTGGCTACATGGGCAACTACGACATTTTGCTTGCTAATCAGCGAGTTGAAATTTCGTTTGAGGTTGAGCTAGCAGGTTCTGGAGCTGCAGGCACAGCGCCCAAGTGGGACGCAATTATTCGTTCTTGTGGCAACTCAGTCGCGACAGTGACAAGCACGCGGGTAACTTATGCGCCGCAAAGCGCAGCGCATAAAAGTTGCACTCTTGAGTATTTTGTTGATGGAGTTCGTCACAAGTTGACGGGCTGTCGTGGCAGCTTTGCAATCACAGGCGAAGTTGGACAGATCCCTGTGATTAATTTCACGATGACGGGATTGTTTAACGCGCCAACTGACACAGCAAACCCAAGCACGACTTACGCAAACCAGGCCGCGCCGGTCATTTTCAAGAACGGCAACACCACAAGCTTTACCTTGTTTAGCTATGCAGGTGCTTTGCAGTCCTTTAGCTTTGATCAGTCCAATACGACGGTTTACCGCGAATTGGTTGGTGGCACTAAAGAAGTCTTGATTACTGATCGCCGGCCTAATGGCACGATTGTTCTTGAGGCTGAATTACTCGCCACTCATAACTTTTTCACTGATGCCACTGGAACCAGCACCGGGACAAACACGTTCCAGCACGGCCAAACTCCTGGGAACATTGTCACTTTTAGTGCTCCACAGACTGACTTAGGTTCACCAACCTATTCAGATTCTGACGGCATCCAGATGTTGAACTTGCCCTACAACGCAACGCCAACAACTGCCGGAAACAATGAATACAGCATTGTTTGCACATAAGGTTGCGCTAGCCTGATGGCGAATCACCTTTTTTATGGCATTCGTCCTTAAGAAGTCAAACACTTACAAGTGGCCTGTTTCTGTGGATGTTCCTGTTGATGGGGGCAAACACGAACGGGTCACTTTTGATGTTGAGTTCAAAGACTTGACTCAGAGCAGGCTTTTGGAAATTGCGGAGTTAAGCGCAGAGGGCAACCTTACGGATGTTGAGATTGCCCGCGAGGTGATCATGGGCTGGATTGGTATCGAGGACGAGGACGGCAAAGAACTGCCGTACAGCATTACAAAACGAGACGAGCTGTTAGATGTGCCGATGATGGCAACGGCAATTGCTGGGGCTTATTTGGAGAGCAAGCAGGGAGCCAAGAGAAAAAACTAAGCGAGGCCGTTAAATATCTGTTTAACGGTCCAGGAGAGCAAAACCAATTAAAGGCAGACGCCAAGGCGTTTGGGCTGGTGCTGCCTGAGGTGAAAGAAGAGCATTTTGAAGTATGGGAGGAGAATTGGCCCGCTGTTGAAATGTTCTTGCGTTGTCAAACCCAGTGGCGCACAACAATGTCTGGCGTTTGCGGGTTGGACTATACAGCGGTCCAATGGCTGTTTAAACTGTATGAAGTCAAGGATCAGCCAGCCGTGCTAGAGGACTTGCAAATCATGGAATCGGCGGCAATGAAAATTTTGAATAAAGAGAGCAAGTAATATGACTGCCAAGTTTGGGATGTTGATCAGCGCCAAAACGACTGGTGCTAACGACATTAAACGCCTTGGGAACTCTATGCAGGGCGTGCAGGGCAAAGCAAAAAACCTTGGCCTTGCGGTGAAAGGAGTTGGCCTTGCTTTTAAAGCAATGTTTGCCGCTGCCGCAATTGGTGGCATTACGGCGTTTGTAAAAAGCTCTATTGACGCGGCGGATGCTCTTGGAAAGCTTGAGGTAAGAACTGGCATCGCTGCTGCAAAATTGCAGTCTTACGTCAATGCCGGCAAGCTTGCGGACGTTTCACAAAAGCAATTGGCTACTGGATTAAAAACGTTGGCCCGCACGCAGCTTGAAGCCGCTGATGGTGTGGCTACTTATGCAGACGCTTATAACAAGCTGGGAATAAACGTTAAAAATTCTGATGGCACTATTAAACAAAGCGATCAACTGTTGGGCGAAATTGCTGATACGTTTGCGACTTTGCCTGACGGGCCAGAAAAAACAGCTATTGCTTTAGACATTTTTGGCAAGTCTGGCGCTGACATGATTACCATGCTCAACGGCGGCAAAGCAGCACTTGAAGAATTTAATTATCAGTTAAGTGACAGATTTGCTCAAAATGCAGAATATTACAACGACCAAGTTACCAAGCTTGGGTTTAAATTTGAAGGCTTTAGAATGCAATTAGCAGATGCTTTGCTCCCTGCCTTGAATGCGATAACAGAAGTGTTTGCCGATCTGTTTGCTAGTGGGCAAGATTTTACGCCGTTGTTTAAAATAATTGAAGGTGGGGTCAGAGGGGTGTCTTCAGTTGTGCTTGGATTAGTACAATCAATGAAATTTTTCATAAGGGTTATTCGTGATTTAGTTAATATTGCAACGCTGGTAGGCCAGCGCAAATTTGGAGAAGCGTTTGACGTTGCAAAGACTGGATTGGCTGATACAGGCGCTCAATTTTTTACTGATTTAAAGGCTCAACAAAAAGTTTTATTTGGTACTTCCGAAGCTCCAGATGGATACGGCAGAAGGACTGGAGGACTTTTGCTGTCAAATAATAACGATAAAAGCACAAGTAGTAATAAAAAACAACAAAAGCAACAAGTGCAAGCTTCAGACGCACTGCTTGAACTAACAAAACAAATTAATTTAGAAAAAATTAAAGGCAACGAATTTACCTTGGCAAATCTAGAATATGACAAAACGATATTAAAGATTCAAGAAGATGGGTTAACAGGCAACAACAAAGAAATTGCTTTGTTAAACGCACAATCAAAGCTTAACGAAAACAAGTTAAAACTTCTTAGTGGATCAGTTGATAAAACAAAAGAGTTAAACAAAGAAACCGAAAAAACTAACGGTCTTTTTGAGTCAATTAAAAGCACTGTTGCAACAGGGCTTGCCAACGCTATTGAAGGTTTAATTGATGGCACAAAGTCATTAAGCGAATCTTTGTCTGGCGTATTGAGGCAAATTGCCTCTTTGTTCTTGCAGGCTGGAACAAGCTCTTTGGTTGGGTCAATCTTTCCTTCAGCTAATGGCAACGTATTTGCTCAGAACGGAATTGTTCCTTATGCCAAAGGCGGCTACATAGGTCGCCCAACAATGGCGTTAATGGGTGAGGCAGGCCCTGAAGCCGTGTTACCTTTGCGTCGTGGAGCTAACGGCAAACTTGGCGTCGAATCTTCTAGTGGTGGCGTTGGTAACGTAGTAGTTAATGTTGATGCTTCTGGATCTAACGCGCAAGGCGATCAGCCAACCGCTAAGGCTCTTGGCTCGGCAATTGGTGCAGCTGTGCAAGCTGAACTTGTTAAACAAAAACGCCCAGGAGGACTGTTGAGCTAATGGCTACTTTTCCTAATATTGCCCCAGATTATGGGGCATCAAAAAAAGCACAACCAAACGTTCGATCAATTCAATTTGGATCGGGGTATTCGCAACGAGCAACTTTTGGTATTAACCAGGATCCAAAGGTTTGGAGTTTATCTTGGCAAAACAGAACAGCAACTGACACCAACACGATTGAAGATTTTTTAGAGGCTCGCAAAGGCGTTGAGTCATTTAGTTGGTCTCCACCAGACGAGACAACTACTTACAAATGGGTTTGCCAAGATTGGACAAAAACAATGCCATATTCAAATTTGTTTAATATTACGGCTACTTTCGTTCAGGTGTTTGAAACCTAATGGCTTATCCCTACTCTCTGCATAAGTGGAAACCTTCACCCCACTTTTACAAGGTTGGCGATGTTGTTCGCGCTAACCCCGCAAAAAACAACACGCTTGGGTTTAAGTGCATTGTTCGTGGAACATCAGATACTCTCGATACTTATGCCACATTTCCTAATCAAGAGCCATCGTTCCCGTTCAAGATTACGCAAACGCTAGAAGATGGTGACGTAACTTGGGAGGCGTTTGAACCGTTAGCTGAAGAACTGCTTCGTTTAGCACCAACAGCAATTATTGATCTTTTTGAAGTTGTTTTGACTACAAGAGTTAACGGTGTTAATGATACGTTAAGGTATCATGCGGGCAAAAATGGATTGACTGAAGCCATTAAATTTGGGGGGAAAGACTACCCTGCTGTGCCGGTAGAAGTAGATGGATTTGAGTTTTCTTCTAACGGCGTTTTGCCTCGCCCAACCTTAAAAGTTGCTAACGTCAATAACGCTATTACGTCATTGCTCCTTCTGTACAATCCTTTAGGAGCTGAAGTAAGAAGAATACGAACATTCGCTAAATTTTTAGATATAACTAATTTTAATCAACAGAGACCATTTGCCGAAGAAGCTGATATTGATAGTTTATTGGTAGATGATGCAAACAACCCGCTATGCATGGAAACTTTTAACGACACTTCTGACGCTGACGCAAAAATTGTCGAGACTTGGTACATTGACCGCGTTGCAAGCGAGAATCAAAAATTTGTTGAGTTTGAAATGTCTCCCAAGCTTGATTTAGTCAATTTAGGGCTGCCTCGGCGGACAATCGAAGAGTTTTGTCCATGGAAGTACCGGGGGAGTAGGTGTGGATACAAGGGTGCCCAATGCTTCTCGATTAACGATTCGCCCTTGGCGAACTCAGATAAAATATTTGATGATAACGGTGCAGTGACAAACGATATTTGTGGCAAACGTTTGTCAAGCTGCCAAGCAAGATTTAGGGCTGACTGTTTGTCTGACAGCGAAAGTCTTCCTTTTGGTGGGTTTTTTGGAGCAAGACTTCAGGTTTAATGCAAGAAAGCACGCCAGGGCTTCCTGTCCTCATGAATCCTGTGGGTTGGTTGTCAATGGGCGTTATTTCCCTTGCCGAAACATTGCGTTAGATCCCGCTACAAATTTTGCGATCAATCCTGCTGACTATGCTCGTGCAATGTTTGCTGGCACGATTGAAGCTGTAGTTCATTCGCACCCGCAAGGCACACCAGTCAGCGAGCATGATCGTAAAGCCTGTACGCAAACCAAGATTCCTTGGTACGTTTATTCTGTGCCAGATGATCAATGGTTAACTATCAAGCCTTGTTAGGCTGTCAGTGGGAGTACGGCAAAACTGATTGCTACTCTTTGCTTCGCGAGTATTACGGGTTACTTGAAATTGACTTGCCGGATTTCCCGCGCCCTGAGTCGTTGGAGCGTACAGACAGCATATTTTTCAAGCATGCGCAGGCCATTGGTTTTAAGCCGGTACTTTTTGATGAACGGTCTGAGCATGACGTTCTAATCATGCGGCTTGGTACAAAAAATCCAATGCACGCAGCGATTTATGTCGGAAACGATAAAATTTTGCACCAACGAATGGGTAGCGTCAGTGCTTTGGAGCCTTTAGGGCGTTACTATAGGCAAAGCGTTGCGGCAGT